ATACTTATGAGTATATAAGGATGGAAACACTTTCAAGAAGAGTCGAGAGTTTAGAAACACTCCTAGCATCCAAAAAGTAACCCTAATCGTAATTTAAAGAGATTCGATAATGAACCCACCACTTGGTGGGTTTGGTATTTTAATTTATATATATTTCATTAAATACTAACGATAATTGAGGACTCCATATATATTGAGTTCTTTTTTTATTAAATCTATATAGTTATTCTTTGGACAGTCCGATGTTTTGTAATATGAGAAAGTTATATTCTTTAACTAAAACGGAGGAAACTATATGGAAATTCTGAATAAGATTGGCTCTTGGGCTAAATCACTTACAGAAGTTGGTATTAGTTTAGTTGCTCTTGGAGTTGTACTTGAAGTTCTTTTCGGAGGTGTTCATGTACCATTCTGGCCAAACATTTCGGTAGTAGATAATATTATGGGAATTCTTGGTTCATTGAGTAACGAAGGACTACTTGGTTTAGTAGGTGCCTTCATACTTTACCACATCCTTAAAAAATAAGGATTTGAATTAAAAACAAATTTGTTAGAAAACCTCACTTCGGTGAGGTTTTTTTGTTTAGTATATTTATATACAACTAATATGGTAAAATCATGAGTACAGATTTTGAATTATTTCCAGGTAAGAATCTAAGTGGCTTGTTCAAAGACATCTATGATAATCAACAGAACAAGAAACAAAGAATATCAGAACTAATCGCTGAAATGAAAAAGGTAATCAGACATGCTGGTGATATGGCTGTAATTGGTCCAATCATAAAAGATTTAGTTGATACCTCAGTAAAGAACGATGATGCTCTAATCAAAATGGCAGCTATTGCTCAACGAATTATTGGTGCTCAACACAAAGCGGAAGGTGATAGTGGATTCTTATCTGATGAAGAAAAAGAACAGCTTTTAAAAGAATTAGAAACTACAAGTAAAGAGGTTCTTGATGAGCAAGAACACAAAGTAGATGAACTTACTAATGAAATAGAAGAACTTAAACAGAAAGTTAATAAATAATGTCTAAAAGAAGAGCAGCATTAACATCTGTAATTAACGCATACGATGGTCAAAGTGAAATTGAATCATTTGATTATGGTGTGGTGGTTGGTGTTATTACAAACATTGATGATGAACGAATACCAAAACACTCGGCTGAATTTGATGATTATATAAGTGAACGAAGTGAATATGTTGGTGCCGTATTTGTAAAAACAGTATCAGACCCTGTAGCTAATATTGAAAATAGTAAACCCTACTATCCGCGAAATAGAAACAATATAATTTTACCAATTGTTGGTGAAACTGTACGAGTATTTAGAGGTGGTGGTGTAAGGGAATATGAACGAATTGCATCCAACCCCAATCTTAACTTAGGTAACTTTGCGAAAGATGCTGCAAAGAATCTTTTACCTAATGATGAAAAACCAAATAAATCTAAATCTAAAAATTATAAGGAAGTTTCACAGACCGGTACTTCCAATACAAGTGGAGCTGGTGCTGAAAAATTAAAAGATTACGGAGAATACTTTCAACCAGAAAGGGTTAATTCATTAAGATTATATGAGGGAGATACTTTAATTCAATCTCGATTTGGACAATCAATTCGTTTTTCTGCATACAATAATGAAGAAAATACTTTTTCACCAACTATCATTATTAGAAATCGAGAAAATGATTTAACCACCCAAGAAAAGACAGGATTTATTACTGAAGAAGATATCAACCGAGATGGTTCAATTATTGCAATAACTTCTGCAGATTATAAATTAGATTTCCAACCAGGAATTGTTGATGATAAAGGAAATACTGATTTCAAAACAACCCCAATAAATTTTAAACTACCGAAAGAATATACAGGTAATGACCAAATGTTGTTATCATCCGAAAGAATAGTTTTATCTGCAAAATCAGAAGAAATGATTTTCTTTTCGAAGGGAAATTATGGATTTATTTCTGATGGTAAGTTTACAATAGATAATGGGAATGGTGGTGCTGATTTAGATTTTGGTGATGATGTAACTATAACTACTGACCGAAACAATGGAGATTTTTCAGTTAATACTGGTACCGGTGAAATCAGATTAAATACAGATGAACTAGGAAACTCACCATCGCGAACTGGACCCGAAGACCCCACCGGTCAAAAAAGTTTAAGAAAAGAACCACTAGTTCGTGGTCAAGTTCTTGTAGATTTACTTAGTGAATTGATTGATGCAATCAACAAACAAGTGTATAATACCCCATCGGGTCCTACTGCGGTGGGTCCCACCAACCGTTCTGATTTTAATGATATTAAATCAAGATTGGAAGAAGCACTTTCTACATTAAACTATACGGAGTAATTTATGGGTTGGGATATTTTCAATAGTATGATGAAACCCTATATGGAAAATCCAAATGGAGTAAAATCTAAAGAAGATTTTGCAAAAAAGTTTACGGATGCTTATGATACTCAAGTAAAAATAGGAACTGTTTTATGTAAGGGGATTGGTGGTTCTCCGCTTCCACTTAAATCTGGTAATAAAGAAATAATGGAAAAATTAATGGTAGCTGCTTGTTCAATGGCATTAACCAAAAGCGATACGGGTAAGCATACTTTTCTAAAAGATGTTGGTTCTGCAGTAGTTGCATATTGGAGTACAGGATTATTACAATCAGTTCCACCAAGCATACCCGCAAGTGGTGCTGTTCAAAATATATCACTAACCAATGGTCAAGTTATGAACCCTGGTAAATGGCCAGAAACTCCACCTGAATTTCCAACTGACGATGTGGGTAATTTTTTAGATACATTTACTTTGTATGCAAATATACACTTACTATCTATTGAGTTTATGTGTCAAACTTCTTCACTATATCCTGGATTTCCACTTTCACCAATACTACCAGGTATTCTTCAAACAAAGGGTTATCAACTTAATTGACCCATAATTTTTTGAGAATATATTTATATTAAGATAAAACAAAACAATTTAAAATGGATTCAAAGAAATTAGCAAAACTAATTAAAGTAATTGTAGAGGCAGAAGTTGCTAAGAAACAAGAGCAATTCTTATCTAAAACCTTCCCTAAAATTTTAGAGGAAGAAGTAAATCGTAGAGTGAAAAAAGCACTCAACGAGGCGAAGGGAGGTGTATCTTCCTCGCCAGTTGTAGAACAAGAAATTGACCCGTTTGCTCAAGCAGAGGCTGTACTACAACAAGAACGAGTACAACAAGTTCAAGAACAAAGACAGTTCACAAGTAATCCCGTCTTAAATCAAGTTCTTAATCAAACACAACCATTCAGTGCAGAACAGAGAAAAGGTACACAAGGAAATAAATCAGTATTAGATTCATTCCAAACTCAACAACCACAAGTTCAAGAAAGTTATGATAAAACAGTATCTTTCAATAACCAAGGTGCACAGATGGGATTAGAAGGAATGAGAAGTCAAATGGCAGCTCAAATGGGATATGGAGATATGCCAGGAGTTGGTGGTGCAAAGAAAACAGGACTTGGAGTCCAAACGGGTTTACCGGGCTTAGATAGAATATTAAATAGAGATAACTCTGAATTAGTTAAAAAATTTAAAAGGTAATGGTTGAGGGATTAATTGTAATAGTAATGGGAGTTATAGTTGTTATTACAATTATTCAACATTATATAAAAGGAGAGTAGATAGTGGCATATATCATTGGTAAAAAAGTTATTAAAGATACCGAAGAAGAATTTGATTCTTACGCGTATGGAATAACTTTACCTGTTAAAAGAGGAAATACTGGTTTCTTTGAACAGGCGTTTACCTCGTTTGAGCAAGCTAAATCTAATCTTAAAAATTTGTTATTAACTAAGAAAGGTGAAAGAATAATGCAGCCAGAATTTGGTTCTGGTTTACATTCTTTATTGTTCGAACAATTGGATAATAATTTAGAACAAAAATTAGAAGAAACTATTGTAGAATCTGTAAATTTTTGGTTACCCTATATTACTATTGATGAAATCGATGTTGAAATGACAGATGAGATGAAAGATAGACATGAGGCTAAAATGAAAATTGGTTTTAGAGTTGGTAATCAAATTGAAACTCAAGAGGTAACATTTACAATACAGGAGTAAAATAAATGGCGTTAAACACAACAAATAAAAAAAACAATGGTAGAAAGATAAACTACCTAAACAAAGATTTTTCTCAGTTCAGACAAAATCTAATTCAGTACGCCAAAACTTATTTTCCACAAACCTATTCGGATTTTAACGAGTCATCGCCTGGTATGATGTTTATGGAAATGGCAGCTTACTTAGGAGATGTTCTTGGATATTATATTGATGATACTTTAAAAGAATCACTAATAACAACCGCAGAAGACCCCAATAATGTTTTAAACCTTTCAACTTTTTTAGGATATAAACCAAAGGTAACTTCACCTGCAATAACAAAGATATCAGTTTATCAATTAGTACCATCAAAATACAGAAGAAATTCTAGTAGTGGTGTTGATTATGAACCAGATTCAGATTACTATTTAAGAATCAAAGAAGGTATGTTAATTGAATCTAATAAAGGTGTAACTTTTAGAACAACTGAATTATTAGATTTTAACGATTCAACTGATAGAGAAACATCTATTTATGAAAGAGATACAAATGGTAAACCAACCTTATATTTGATAAAAAAATCTGTTACTGCTATTTCAGCAACAGTAAAGACAGTTACACAAGATTTTGGAACATCACCAAGACAATTTTCACAAATTAGAATTGCAGATACAAATGTAATAGATATTATTGATATACGAGATGAGTCTGGAAATAAATGGTATGAAGTTCCTTATCTTGCTCAAGAAATGGTTTATGTAGATTATCCTAATACTGAAAAGAATGATAAAGATTTAGCACAATTCAAAGATTCCGTACCAAATATTTTAAAACTAATTAAAACTTCTAGAAGATTTGTTAAATCAATAAATGAAAACCAAGAAACTATTATAACATTTGGTGGTGGTAATTCAACATCTTCAGATGAACAACTTATACCAAATTTAAAAAATGTTGGCTTAGGATTACAATCTTCTATCAATCGTTTAGGAGAATCATTTGACCCCGCGAACTTTTTAAAAACCAAAACGTATGGACAGGCACCAACGGGTACTTTTACTGTTGAATATTTAGTTGGTGGTGGTGTAAGTTCTAATATTGAAAAAAATACTTTAACACAAATTCAAGCAATTGCATTCGATGATGACACTAGTTCTTTTACTCCTGCTGAATTGAGATTATATAACTTTTGTAGAGACTCTGTTGCAGTTGATAATGAAGAACCAGCAACAGGTGGTAGAGGTGCAGAGACGATTAGCGAAATAAGACAAAATGCACTTGCAAACTTTAGTTCTCAAAATAGAGCAGTAACTCGTAAAGATTATCAAGTTCGTGCATTATCAGTTCCAACAAAATATGGTGGTGTTGCCAAGGCATACTGTTCACAAGATGGAGAACTTGATAATAATTCGCCGAGTTCAATTTTATCTGACCCGAATACCTTACAACAATTTACTGATTTAGTTTCTTCTTTAAAAGATAGAAACCTTAGTGAAATGGAAATTAGAAAAGAAGTAGAAACTTTTTTAAGTGGTAAACAAACCAATTCTAAAGAGAAGAATAATCCATTTGCAATTAATCTTTACTTACTTGGGTATGATTCAAACAAAAAATTAAAAGGACTAAATCGTGCTATTAAGGAAAATGTAAAAACATATTTAAATGAATTTAGAATGTTGACAGATGGTGTTAATATTCTAGATGGATTTGTTATTAATATTGGTGTTGATTTTGAAATTAGAGTTTATAATGGATACAATAGTAGAGAAGTTTTAGTAAAATGTATTAAAGAAATACAAAACTACTTTAATATTGATAATTGGACATTTAATATGCCAATAAACATTTCGGAGTTGGAACTTTTAATTGCAGGAGTAGAAGGTGTTCAATCAGTACCTAATTGTGAAATTGTAAACAAATGTCAAGGTAGTTATTCAAATGTATCTTATAATATTTCCGATGCTACTAAAAATAAAATGGTTTACCCATCTTTAGACCCATCGGTGTTTGAAGTGAAGTATCCAAATAAAGACATAAAAGGGAGGGTTGTTTAATGTATTACTTTTTAACAGCATCCAAGGATGCATCAATCTACTTACAACAACCAACTCAAAATACTGGGTTAGATGAGATATTAGAAGTTTCTAAAACTTATTATGGAAACTTAAAAGATGTTGCACACTCTTTAATTAAATTTGAAACAACACCGCTTTCACAATCAATAGTAAGTGGTGATATAACAATGAGTTCTGCAGAACTAATTCTTAGAGAATGTGAATCCAGCGAGATTCCATTGGATTATACAATTTATGCATACCAAGTTTCTCAATCATGGGATATGGGAATTGGTACTCGTTTTGATGAAATTTCAACAGATGGTGTATCTTGGAACAAAAGAACAACTGATAATTGGTTATTAGGAGGATATACAACAGGTACTACTGGTTCATTTAATGGTAAAGGTGGAACTTGGTACACTGGTTCCGCTGCATCACAGTCATTCTCATATGAAACATCTGATATACAAATGGATGTACTAGAACCAATAAACTCTTGGTTAAGTGGTTCAATTCCAAACGAAGGTTGGATTATAAAACACTCATCTGCAGTAGAAAACAATACAACAGATTATGGTCAATTAAAATTCTTTTCAAAAGAAACAAATACCATATACCAGCCTAAAGTAAGAATTGGTTGGGATGATTCTTCTTTTGTAACCGGTTCTTTAACAGAACTTACCGCTGATGATATTCATGTAACATTCAAAAGATTAAAGACCAGATACAAGCGTGGAAGTAAACCTGAAATCAGAGTTTTCGGTAGAGAGAAATATCCTCTCAAAACATATACCAACACATACTCTTATACAGATGTAAAATATTTACCATCTTCTACTTATTATCAAGTAAAAGATGCAATTACAGAAGAGATAATCGTTCCATTTTCGGATTACACAAAAGTTTCATGTGATTCAAGTGGAAATTACTTTAAACTCAATTTAAGTAATTGGGAATATAATAGAGATTATTACTTTGAAATTAAAGTTGATAGAGATGGTGTAATTGAATACTTTGAAGATAAGGATTTAACTTTTACAGTAGAAAAATAAAATGGCAATAGATAATCAGTTTAGAATTAACGAACTTATGGTTAGTGGTTCTCGAGCTATCATCTCAAAAGATGAAACTTCGGGTACTCATACTTTCGTGCAAGGTTCTAAACAAGTTGTCAATGACCCATATCCACATTTAAAAGGTGAACGAGATGGTGAAATCGTAGGTAGAGTTGAAAAACCAAAGTACGATGAAGAACAACTTAAAAAGGCAATTGATGTAGAAGTAGACGAATTAATTGCACCACCACCAAAACCTAAACCAGATGTTGTACCTCGTAAACTTTATGAAGATTTACGAAGACAATATAGAGAACAAGTTTCTTTAAACAATCAACTTAGAAATACAATATCAGAATTAGAATCTCAAATACTTGCATTATTGGCAGAAATAGAATCTCTTAAAATCCAGGTTGATGTTGCAAAACAACAACAAGCAGCTGCAGAAAATGAAGCTCAAATAACAAACGAGAAATATCAAGGATTATTACAAGATTTCTCTAGTGCCGTTATTAAAGGTACTCGTGAAGGTATAGAGAGAGTTTCCCTAACTGCACAAGTAGAAGGGTTGCAGGCACAAAAAGAATCACTTAGACAACTCCTATCAACCACACAAAGACAACTAGAAACACAAAAAAGAGCTTTCGAAGTACAATCTGAAGCTCAACAAAGAGCATTTGATATTCAAGCTGAAGCTCTTAGAAACGCAGCAGAACAACAAGAACAGGCGTTTGAGATACAATCTGAAGCTCAACGAGCTGCTGCAGAACTTACTCAACAATTATTACAACAACAAATTGAAGCTGCACAACAACAGGCAGAAGAAACTCAAGAACAACTTGATAATGAAAATGCAGAACAAGCTGCTCAAGATATTGCTACCGGTAAACCAGGAACATATGATATTGGTCCTAGAGCTGCGTTCAAAATACCTCAATCAGAAATTAAAAGAGATGATAGAGTTTTATTTATTAAAACAAGTAGAGATAAGAGGGTTGACCTTATTCAAGGTACTGCAATTAATGTTTACAACTTTGATGATACATCTGAGCAAACCTTTAATTTCAAACTTGATGGTGAGGCTAGTAAATGGTTACGCGTTCCATCATCAATTACAATCCCACCACGAGTTGAAGACGTAGCAGGTAAAGGATATGTAGAATTACAATGGAGAAATAAAACTGATGATACAAAAGGTAAGAGAAACACTACATTTGAAGGTGCGGTTACAATCACAACTTCTCTTGGTGAATCTTTTGTAGTAAAAGCATCATATGAAAGACAAGTAGATAGAAAAGATACATGGGGTACTCGTGGTGGTACACGAACTGTTGTAGGTCAGGAGAGATTATAATAAATGGCAATAACTAATTACAAAAAAGTAGAAGATACTAAAGGATACTTTCTTAGTGACAAAGATAGAAAAATCTTTGAAAGGGAAGCATCTAAGGGTTTCTTTGGTAGTAGCCCTGGTGATGTTATTGAATTTATAGTTTATGATTCAAATGATAATCCTCTACCACAAGAATCTGCAGAAGGTAAAACTGTTCGATATATCTCGTATAACGATAAAAATTATAAAGACTATTTTGGCAAGGCACAGATATCTCGTTCAAATTATTCAATAAACCAATCTGAAGAATTTTTCATTGATACTGAAAAATTATTAAAAGAAGCTGGATACACTCAAGGTGTATTTAAAACATCTATAACTTTACTAAATAGAAGAATAGGTTCTGAGGTTAAACAAAATGATAATGTTTGGATACAAGAAATATCTCCATCACGAACTGAAATTAGAATTCTACCAACAATCGATATAAATGGAAAACCTAACTCTGATTTAGATTCAAGATATCAAACATTTGTAGATGATAAAATTTTTACAAGTGATGTATATCCATTTTTAGATGAGTTTGTAGAACAATTTGATGTACAAAAAGTAATCGAATCGATGTACACCTTAAAAGGTAGAACTTCTACTGGTGTTAATTATGTAAAACTTATTGAGGCAGAATTTAAAATTGCAAACTTCGAAACTCTAGTTCAGAGAATTAGAGAAAAGTATTTACAAGCAATTAAATATTTTAAACTAAATCACATTTATGATATAAATTCACCTCGATTTGGTCAACCAAGTAATACAACAAAGGATATTAGTTATTCAACTCGTCAAATAATGAATACAGCATTAGGAATTATTACTCAATGTATTGAGTATTATTTACCTAAAAGAAACATTAATGAACAAGATGCTTATACTGAAGAAGAACAGCAAACTCTTGATGAATTACAAGAGTTGAGAGAAACTATACGAGATGGGGGTGTAATTAAAACACAAGTTCCACCAACCTCTCAAGAACCTATTGTTGGTTGTATGGACCCAAATGCATTAAATTATAATCCTAATGCAACAGTAGATGATAGAAGATTATGTATTTATGAACCTGCTAAGACTAAATACGATGAGGTAGGTAGACCTGATATTCAATTTCATTCTCCACCACCACCTCCACCACCTCGACCACCTCAAACTCCAAAGTTGCCGGTAATTAGTTTATCTGATAGACAAAAAGAAGTGGATGAGGTGCCAAAACCAATACCAGTTCCTAAACCAAAACCAAAACCTCTACCTATAATTTCATTATCAGATAGAAAAATTGAAGATAGGGTACCTGATTATCAAGAGAGAATTGATAAAGCAAACTTAGGCTCTGGTGGTCAATTAAATCCACTTGCTGGAATTGAATTAGATTTAAGTAATAGAAATGAAGCTGCATTAGCAACAGTTGTAACTAATACATTTAATCAAGTTAATCCAACTGCAACTCAAGATTTCTTTGAGGATTTAAATAATGCTGGATTGGTAACAGAAGAAATTATACCAGCAGAAACAAGTGGAACAATTACTATCACCGCAGACCAATTTAATAATATGTCTAGTAACACTAGAATAAACTTAGGTTCAACGGTTTCGGGTGGTAGTGTAGTTTTAGATAAGAATATTAGAAGACGAGATATAAATCAGATATAGGGAGTTAAAAATGGCAAAACCAACAAGAAACGGAAATTACGCTGGTGAGATTTTTACATATCCCAATGGAGAAAGCTGGGAGTGGAAGGTATCTCGTAATCCATTTACTAAGAAAATCAGAAAACAGGGCTGGAATCAGCTTACAAATGCTAACTCAAATAAAACATTTAGTGATGATGAATTAGAGGTTAAAGATGGATATGGTGATATAATTAATAACCCAGATTTATACTATATCACAGATGGGAATGGTAATCCAATTGAAATAATTGGTTATGGAGAAGGGAATAACAATATTCCTAATGAGGATAACTCCCCATTTCCACCACCATTTCCACTAGAAGACCCAATACCACTTCCACCGCCACCACCAAGACCAGATCCTGTTGAGCAAGTGTCAGGTCATTATGATATCAGATTGTCTATTATTAATCAAGCCGGTTTTGGTGAATTATTGGTTAATGGTAAAAAAGATGATAGATTAACTCTTAATATTGCAAACGGTAATGTAATCAATACGCGAGAGTTGGTAGGAAAAAAACTTGAACTTCAATATGGTTTGGGAGACAAAAGGTCTTATACCAAATATGTTATTGAAACTAAAACTGAAACTCAACCAATTTTTGGTTCATTTGGTAAAAAAATATTAAAAGGACCTGCAATCTATGTACAAAAGTACTCATATGGAAATGCACCATCTAGAGCTAGAGCGGTAGAACCAAGGTTTCTTGAACAATTTAATACACTTGGTCAATCAAAAGTTATAAGTTTACCTTTCGATACATCAAACTTGTTTACTCCACCACCACCACCGGATCCAGACCCAATTGATGGAGATGCAGAAGATAGAGAAGATGATGTTTATATTCCACCTTTGAGTCCAACACGTGCAAATGGTAAGTTTACCTATCAAATTGATGTAGATTTTAATGGTGATGATGAAAAAACACAAAATCTTTTAAAATATTCATTCGGTTCTAAAAGTGGAGCTTTAATAGAAAAAGTATATTCGATAGTAAAAGAAGTTGAAGATACTCTTGATGTTGTTCAAAATTATCAAGCCACCGTACCTTTTAATATTAATTTATTAAATGGTCGGATAGGATTAGAAAGACTATCTAAATATGATGCTTTCTTTTTATTGTATAAGAACGGACAGCTAATCAACACATCATCTGAGTTTAATCAAACATATGACTTATTACCAAATGTTTCTTATTTACTTAAAGTTGAGTTAAGAGCAAAACAAATTACAACAGAAACTCCTAGATTAACAGTAGGTGATAGTCAATATTCCATTGATAAGAAATCAACTGATGAGTTATTGGTTCAATATAGAGCAAATGGAGTTACTGATAAAGTTTTAGTTAGTTTTGGAAGTACTAAAAGAGAATTATTACCAAAATCAGGTAAAGATAATAAAACTAGAATTGCTGCAGATAAAGTAGGATTCGTAGGTTCGGTCTCTTTTAATGCAACTGATTTTGATAGAATCGGTAGACATAAAATCGTCTTAACACCTCAGAAATCATTCAATCCCCCAACACGAGTGGTGGGTGATGTAGCATTTCCAAGTGAGCCAATTATAGTTAATGGTGAATCGGTTGTATTTTATATTGATGTAACCGACACCAAAATAACAATTGGACCAGACATTACTCATATCACTTATCCTGAAAACATTAAGGGAGCAGATTTTAAAGGATACGATGTTGAGTTTAGGATTAATTGGGCATCTGTCAATGCAAATTATGTAGAAGTATTTGCTGGTAAAGAATCACCACAACACCAATTGATTGATAAAGGAGACCCTCAAGGTGTTGCAACATTTAATGTTCGTGATGTTCTTACTCGTGCTGGACAAAGCATAGATGAATCACAAAAAAGTGTAAACTTTAAACTTCTTTTAAGACCGACTGGCCAGAAAAACCTCAAAGGTAAATTAGAAGAAATTAATATTCGTTTTGATAAGGGTGATTTAGAATTAAAACGAGGGGTTGTTGTACGAGATATTCGTGAAGCAATTAAAAATAGTTTTGAAACTAAAGTTCTTACTCAAGAAAATTCTAAATATTTAACACACTTATTACATTTAGGAGAGGGTGATAATCGAATTATTTCAACTTGGGGTATTGATAAACAAACTTTTGATGACCCAAGTATTGTTTTAAAATTATATGAACCTCTACCAAAATCGGTTCAACCAAATCAACAAGTTTGGGTTTCTAAAATCCAGTCTATTCCAATTATTGAACAAATCACTTTAATTGATGAAGAAGTTAAAGAGTGTATTCCACTACAACCAAACTTCAATACTCAATTTGTAGATGATGTAGGATTACAGATTTATGATGATTTAGTTGCTAGTGGTTCTGCTACAAGTACAGATATTATTAATCAATTTGTAAGTGGAAGTGGATTCAACCTCAAAGATTTAGATATTCGGTTCGTATCTTCATCAACTGCTTTAATTGAATTTGATAATGGTAACTTAATTGAAGAAACTGAAGTTTCTGATTACTATTGGTCAAATTTTGTAAAATATTCTTCTGCAGAAGAAAGAGTTGAAAACTATGTTTATAAATTAGGACTTATTAATTTTTATTTAAATAGAATTACATTAGTAGAATCTGGTTCTCATTATACAAGTACTATTTCATTACAAAATGAAAAAACTAAACTAGAAAGACAGATAAATGATGTTAAAGCCGGATTTGATGCTTTTGAAGATTATTTATACAAAAATGAAATTTCAAGTTCCAACCAAAGTTATGTAGGTCTTTTAAGTTCTGCACAAAATTACGATGCAACCAATTCATCAAGGTTAACTTACAATCTACCAGAGCACATTATAAACGATAAGAATAATGCAGAATATGTTTTATTCTTTGATATGATTGGTCAACATTTTGATAACTTGTGGGTTTATACAAAAGCTATTGCAAGAAAAAATAAACTAGAACATAAGCACAAAGAAGGTGTAATTGATAAGTTTATTTATCAAATGTTAGAATCAATGGGTTGGGATGCCGATGTAGGAGTTAGTTCTCAAGCCTTATGGGAGTATGCGTATGGTAAAGATAGTGATGGGACATCATATTCCGTACAGTCTGGTAAAGATAGACAAAATGAAATTTGGAGAAGAATACTTAATAACTTACCATATCTGTTAAAACACAAAGGTACTCGTAGGTCAATGCATGCATTAATGGCATGTTATGGAATTCCGGCTTCTTTACTTACAATAATAGAATTTGGAGGACCACGAGAAATTACAGAAAGTGGTACTACTAAGTTTACTTACGAAGACAGAACTGCATCAATTAATGTAAGTGGTTCTGCTGCAATTACTATACCTTGGAAAACTTATAATGGAGATTTCCCAAATACTTTTGAAATTCGATTAAATACTGAAGAAAAACAAAACCAACAAATAGTTAGTGGCTCGGATTGGTCATTAGATATTTTAAAAGATACTGGTTCACTTGGTAAGATTCAATTAACCGTAGGAAGTGATTTAGTAACTTCTTCAACAGTACCATTATTTGATGATGAATATTATCATATAGCAGTAACAAGAGAAAGTGGTTCTGACTTTACTCTTTATGTAAAACAAGGATTCCAAGAAAGAATTAGAAATGAAGTTTCTGCAACTTTAACTGCTGCATCTGCTTCATGGGAAAGCGGTTCAGAAATAAAAGTAGGTGGTTTAAATCTTAATGCATCGGTTGATGAAATTAGATTATGGACTTCCCCATTAAATGAAGCGGTAATTGAAAATCATACTCTTGTACCCGATGCAATTAATGGTAACCACAATTCAGCATCTTCTGAAGATTTAATTTTTAGAAACGATTTCGAGTATCCAAAGGATAGAACGAATGATGTAGATATTAAGAATGTTTCTTATATTAGAACTTATACAACTTCTTCTGTTGCTAGTTCTTTCCCATCGGCATCAGTATATCCATATCAATATACTCCATACGATAGAACTGTAACTGCACAAGTTCCACAGACCGGATTTAATTATTCTAATAAAGTTAGATTTGAATCACAATACAAACCTAATAGTACTACTGCATTAACCGCAACTTCTTCTATTGATTTATCTTATAGAACAAGAAGTACTAAAAGAAGTTTTGACCAATCACCAATTGATTCAAATAGATTGGGATTCTTCTTCTCGCCTGTAAAAGAAATCAATATGGATATCCTTCGTTCGACTGGGCCAATCAATGTTGATGATTTTATTGGTAACCCTGCAGATGATTATAACTACACTTATCAAGATTTAGATAACTTTAGAGAATATTATTTCCAAAGATATAATTTAAATTTTAATGAGTATATTCAGTTAGTAAGACAGATTGAAAAAACAATGTTTGACCAACTAGCAGATTTAGCACCTGCCAGAAGTAAAGTTTCATCTGGTCTTTTAATTGAACCACATATTTTAGAAAGAAGTAAAACTCAATGGAATAAACCAAGTGGTGATGAAAATTATCACGAAACTGTAATAGATACAACAGATGTTACAACTATAAATGTAGAAAACCCACAGTACTTAATGTATGTTTCTGCATCTAAAGATACAAACTTATCTGTTGAAAAAAGTTTTTATGATACTACTATAAATGATATAGAAAATACATCTTTAATCGGAGAAATTAATAACCATGTTGGAACCTATCAAAACCAAGAAGATACAACCTTAATTGGTACAATTACTCGAAATAGTGGTTCTACAATGGCTGGATTTGAAATATTTATAGATGCACAAATTACCGGTTCATTATTAGATTCTTATTATCAATCATCTGGTTATCAACAAGTTGGTGGTTTTGGTAAAGATAGTTTAGCAGAAGGTGGATTTGGGTTATATGGTGAAAACTCATATTCTATAAGAACAAGAATTGATGGAGCTGGAAACCATGTAAAAGATAAAATAAGAGTTTTTAGAATTAAAGAAGAGTTTGAAGAAATAGAACCACAAAACACTAACTTTAATGATGGTTCGATTGGTACGACTGATACAGTTGTCACACGATACAGACAAAAAGTTTTAGTACTATCAACAAGTGGTTCTGCACCAACGACTGGTAATGGTATTGTTGAAGTTGAGCCATTAAATGGTTATTTCTCAACTCACTATCGTTATGTTGAGGATTTACCAACTGGTTTAGAAAACTCATATTTCAATGGTTCAAAACAAACAGCAGCAACTACCCTAGATGGTGGTTCACCTGTTGAAACATTTACTACTAACCCTAACACATTAAGAGTTTCTGATAGTGGTAGAGGAAGTGGAGAACCAATCTTAGAGGTTGATTAAAAAGAAAAATAATTAAAAATAAAATTAGTTATATTTATATATTGAAACACATAGAGGAATAAATTATGGCATATTTAGACAATTCGACAATTACTGTTGATGCAATCCTAACTAAAAAAGGTAGAGAAAAACTAGCTTCAGGTCAAGGATTGGGAATTACAAAATTCGCTTTAGGTGATGATGAAGTAGATTACACACTCTACGAACCAGCTCACCCAAAAGGTTCTGCATATTATGATGCAGCAATTAGAGCAATTCCAATTACTGAAGCATCACCAGATGAAACTCAAGTACTAAAATATAAGTTGGTAACTTTACCAAAAGGAACTAAAAAGATTCCAAAGGTAGAATTTGGTGTACCATCTATTTCAGTAACTCAAACTTCTGGTCAAGTATCATTGACACCAACTACATCACCAAGTGGTAATTCTCAAGCAGGATATACTATTGTTCTTTCTAACAAGAATGCAGGTTCCGTTGTTGGTCAAGGAACTGCAGCGGGTAGTGGAACTGTACCTGTATTCTTAGGTGATGAAATTACAACTACTGCAGCAGTAGAAACTGGATTAACTTTCACATTTATTCCTAATCCAAACATTACAACAACAATTAAGACAACATTGACGGTATATGGTAACGAAACTGGAGGTTCACAGACTATCCCAGTTACTATTACCTATGTACAACCAACATAATTAAACGGAGAATAAAACAAGATGGCTAATATTCAAGGACAAGCGGGAGTTGATTTAAATGCTGAATTAACATCATATCTTAATGCGAATGGTGGTAGTTTAACAACTAATGATTTAACTCGTATAATTAACCGATATGTAACAGGTGGTGATAAACTAACTGCACAAGGTGGTGCTGTTAATACTGGTATCTATAAAAGATTCCAAGAGTTTGACCAAGTTACAAACAAGGTAGAAGTAGTAACAACCGGTCTTTGGAGTGGAGATACTGGTTCTCTAACATCTTTTTATACTTCTTCTACTCAAGTTGCTCAAACAAGTGGAGATTACTACTATAACATTTATGATACTGCTACTACTTCCTCTGTACAGTTTGCAGTTTCTTACGGTCATAAATTTGGTAGTGGTTCTACTTCTCTTGCAAATGACGATAATTCAAACTTAGCATCAAAAGCAACTTACGCACAATACAAACAAATTTTATTAGAACAAGATGATAACTACTTTACTTTCTTTTCATCATCTGCTACAGGAACACATGATTCAGATGACATTTATGTAATCAATGTTGCTCGTGCTCGTTATAAAGAAAAAATGGATGCGGGTAACTGGTCACTTAAATTAAGTGGTTCAAATGGTATTTCAACATTCATTGATGATAGTGGTAAAAAGTTTTCAGATGTTGTTGGTAAAGCAGGTAGAGTATTTTATGTAGTTAGTGGTTCATTAAACTTAGGTTCACAATCGGAAGCAACAGTAAGTACTACAACTGCTTCAAATGGTGAAGGATTTGGATTATTTTATCCAGACCAAGGTTTAGTAATACTTAACCCATCTGCTATATCGAACATAGTTGGTTCAGAAATCGCACCAACACTAACTGTAACTGCAGAAGAACAAAATCATAAACTATTATATAATGCAATCGTAGGTGGTGGAGACTTTGAAGCTCGTAGAACTGAAAATGTTTCTACTTCTCACTACTTCGTAAGAGCAACAAACAGAGAATTTAACTATTCAAACAACCCAACTTATGTAACAGGTTCTGATGGTTCTTTTTCTGAATCAACATTCGAACAAGACCCAAAAACATTTATTACAACTGTTGGTTTATACTCAGACGCAAACGAATTAATCGCAGTAGCTAAAACTTCACAACCAATCGTAAAATCATTTGATAAAGAAGTATTAATTAAAGTTAAACTAGATTTCTAAAAATAAATTAACCTCTGAAACAACCCTCACCACTTAGGTGGGGGTTTTTTATTTCGGTATATTTATATAGAGGAATTACATTATGTTAAAATCAATACCAAAATCAAGCATATCTCGTAGAAGTTTTAAAGTTTACAAAAAATTTACAGCTTCCGAATCAGATTATACTGTGTTAACGGCATCTTCAAGTTTAGATGACCCAAACCATTCACTTTATCGGTCTATACAAGCAAAGTATTATACTGATAATGGTATAATTAATAATTTTGGTGCTTTACGAAATCCAAGAGATTTTGAAATCGAAAGACATTTCCCAGATACAATTTATGTATTAAAACTAGACCAATTAAAATATGGGGAAGGTATAAAACCAAAATCATTATCAATTACTCCATCTGGTTCTGTATCTTTACAAGATGATGGGTTTGGAAAACTAACTAGTCCAACACCATCTTATGGTATTACTAATTGTGATTTAGAAAATGAAATTTTAGAAATTAGTCAAAATGGAGTACTTTACACTTTAAATTTACAAAGTTTAGATTTAAATAATGGAAATATACTCGTAATTGATAATGGTAATCCAGAAACTTATGTAGTTATTTCTTTAGATTTTGAATCTGGTACTCTTGTACTTGACGACCCATTTGATATAGCTGAAATTAGCTTAACTGAAGCAGCAATTGGAAATGTTTTCTATTCAGAAGGGTTAGTTGTTGTTACTCAAACGGATTCTGTTGATTTAACCGAATATTCAATGGAATATCGCTCAACACAAACCATTCATGAAACGGAAGTATTAATAGAAGTTAAGGCAGGTGAATTTAATTTCTCACAAAATCCATCTGCGGTTGATGTGGTGTTAAGTGGTTCTTATGATTTTACCACAACTACAATTTCAAATGTATCTCCTGCTAAAACTACTAAGATAAAAGAAGTAAGAGATATATCACAAAAAACATCATTTACTGGTTCTTATGGTTCAACCACCGGTTCTTGGGAAGATTACTTTACCTATAAATTATCAGACCCAACCGGGTCTTATCTTGCACCTTATATTACAACAATTGGGTTATATGATACAACTGGTGATATGGTTGCTATTGCAAAGTTACCAACACCAATAAAAAATTTACCAGATTACGATTTAAACTTTATTGTTCGTTTTGATACTTAATGTTATATTTATATAAAAGGAGAAATATACTATGGCTTACCAAATTTTAGACTTAGAAGGTACTATTATTAAAACCGTTGAAACTGATGAGCTTTTACAAGCTGAATTTGATAATACTGATATCAACTTATTTTGGGATGATGAGGGATTAGTTGAATCATTAAAGGCTAATCACGACGATACAACGAATATTCAAATAGTTAAACGAGTAGTTGAATAATGTCAAAAATATTAGAAAAATATCAAAGTTCTGATTTTGCTAAGTTAGCAGATAAGTCAAAGGATAAAACTCCTTTGTCAGCTGATGATAGCGGAAACAAACTTCATAAAGATGATAAAACTCTTGCACAAGCGAGAGGCGGAAAATTATCAGAGAAAAAATACTCTGATTCGATAGAACGATAAAACTTTAGATTTTTGGCTTTACTTATTAGTCACTTAAACCACTGGGGTTTTATTCACATTCCCAAAACAGGTGGTACAACAATTTCGCACATATTACAATCAAATCATGACTGTGAGATAATCACGGGTCATGATTCTGTGCGAGCTTTTGATGGTAATAACTATTTTTTATTTACTTTTGTACGAAACCCATTTACGCGAATACAATCTGCATTTTATCATGGAGTAAGAAAGGGTTTATATAAAAATGATTTTTCAAACTTCCTATTAACCGCAAATCAAAATGATTTATGGCTTTTACCTCAAACTTATTTTATTAACGCAGGAAGAAATGAAACAAATCAGATTAATTTTATTGGAAAGTATGAAAACTTTGAATCTGATTTAATTAAAGTTATGAAGAAAATTAATATAGAGGGATTTGAAATAACTCATTTAAACAAAAACCCTTTATATGATAGACAACCGAATCTAAACCAAGATAAATACTACAAACTTCTTTATGAAGAAGAATGGCAGAAAGACTGGGTTCGAGAAAGGTATAAAGATGATTTTAAACAATTTGACTATGAGTTGGAAATATAAAGGAGATTACATAACAGAACTTGGAGATATGCCCGAAAATGTATTTGGGTTTATTTACAAAATCACAAATTCTGAAACTGATGAATATTACATTGGTAAAAAACAAGTGGTTTCAGTTCGTAAAAGAAATTTCGGTAAAAAAGAAATTGCATTACTTGAAGATAAAAGAGTAAAGAAATACGAGATGGTTACCAAAGAATCAGATTGGAAAACTTATCGTTCCTCAAATGATAAAGTAAAATCTTGGTTTGAAACCGATGAAGGTAGGTCTAAGTGTAAATTAGAAATCCTTAGATTTTGTACCAACAAAAAATCACTTACTTATTATGAGTTACAAGAACAGTTTGCTCATGATGTGCTTGGAGATGAGTTAGCATTAAATGATAATTTATTAGGCAAGTTTTTTAGAAAAGATTTGGAAATATCAGAATAATTTCGTATATTTGCATCAATAAAGGTAAAATATGCTTTCGCATCACGATAAACAACAAGTAGTAAATATACTTAACGAAGTATTAGGTTATGGAACTTCTATGAAAGGAGATGAACAGGCACATCATTGTCCATTCTGTCATCACCACAAAAAGAAGTTACAAGTAAACCTACAAACTCAACAATGGCACTGTTGGGTATGTGATTCAAAAGGGAGAAAGATTTCTTCGTTACTTAAAAGACTTCATGTAGATTCTCATAAACTGAAAAAGTTATATGAAATATATGGAGATGATTATGTAGTATATCAACAAGACACCGAAGAAGAAAAGGTAGAGTTGAGGTTACCTAAAGAATTTCAATCACTATTAAAAGAACCAAAAGGATTAAATCCCTTGTTCAGAAAGGTGAAAGAATATGCCGAAAAAAGAGGTATTACTCACGAAGATATTATCAGATATAATATTGGGTATTGTGATGGTGGTTTGTATGCCAATCGCATTATTATTCCTAGTTATGATTCTGATAATAGACTCAATTACTTCATCGCACGGAGTGTATATGATGAGGAAAAATTTAAATACAAAAATCCACCGGTTTCAAAAAATGTTATCATGTTTGAAAACCAAATAAATTGGAACGAACCAATTACCTTAGTAGAGGGAGTATTTGATGCTATGGCAGTGAAGCGAAATGTAATCCCTCTACTTGGTAAGTTTGTACCAAAAAAATTAAGTGATAGTATATATAAAGAAGGAGTTTCTAAAATCAATATATTACTCGATGAAGACGCTCAAGAACAAGCGTTACGATACACTATACAATTTCAGAATAATGGAATTGAAACTACTAACATTAAACCTCAAGAAAAAGATGCTTCGGATATGGGATTTGAAAATGTTAATCAACTTTTAAAACAAACCAAAAAAACAGAGTTTAGTGATATTATATCACAAAAATTATTAGGTTTATGATTCATGTAATTCCACACCACATAGCAGTAGGTTCATACACACGATGGTATGATATGATTGAATTCGAAGGACCAGTAACTTTTTATGAGTTTGATAATAAAGAAGAAATTGAAAGAAAACTTTTAGGAGAACCTCCATATGAAGATGAACTTTTAAAACATCTAGAAGTTATAAAACCAAAAACCACCGATGTAATTTTTTTTGATTACAAATATCTTTACAATTATCATAACATAGCGTTACACAATAAATTACAAGAATTATCAAGAAAAAATAATAACTGTAAACTTGTTGCCTTTGATGATGATAATGCTACACCATATGATGATGATGAGAGATTTACAATATTTTCAAATATATTTCAAGTAGAAGTTGAAAATGGAAAAATAATCAAACTACCAGAAAATTGTAACTATTATCGATATAGGGCTTCAAAACAAGAGTATTTTCCACATCTAGAATATTTAGTTGAAACTTTTAAATTAAACATTAGACAAAAAAAATGTAACTTAATCATTGGTGTTGATAAATTAGAACGATTAGAAATATTTAAATATTTTCATAATATAGGTTTAACTAAAGATAGTTATGTTGGATATAGTGGATTTACATCTACATACGATGATTCTGAATTAAGTGATTCGTTAATCAAATTTAAAAAAGATAATATCCCAACTATATTAGACACCCCATTTTGGATGAGTGAAATGGGTTCGGTGAATGTAGAAATTCCGCCACTTCCTTTTACAATGAATTCTTACTTTAGTTGTATTTTAGAAACACAAATACTTCTTGGTAATTACGTTCATCTAAGTGAAAAATCTTGGAATCCATTTCTATCAAAAAATATACCTTTAATTCTTGGAAGTACTTATATAAATTTATATTTACAAGAAATTGGTTTCTGGTTGGCTGATGATTTATTTGATTTATCACCAAAAGAAACTAGAAGTGATATATTAAATCAATACAAGAAAAATTTAGATGTTATAAATAAAATGACACTAAATGAAATTCACGAATATTATCGTAAAAACATTCAAAAAATAGATAGAAACTTTGAAATGATGAAACAGGCAAAATTCTTTTATAATGTCTCTAACTACAAATCATTAAAAAAAAGGATTCATTGACAGAAAATTTATATAAATGGTTATAAACAAAATTTATCATTTGGCAGATTTACATATTAGAAATCTCCAAAGACATAAAGAATACAGACAAGTATTTAAAAAGTTTTTAAAACAAGTTAAAGAAGATAAAATTGAGGATTCTGTAATTTATATCGGTGGTGATATTGCTCATGCAAAAACAGAAATGTCACCAGAACTTGTACAAGAAATATCGTGGTTCTTAACAGAATGTTCAAAATTAAGAGAAACTATCTTAATCACAGGTAACCACGATTGTAACTTAAATAATTCACATAGATTAGATGTACTTACTCCAATTATTGAAAATCTTAAAAACCCTCGTATTCATTACCTTCGAGATACTGGTGTTTACAATATCCACAATCTTACTTTTGTTGTTTACTCCATTCTTGATAATAAAGAGAACTGGCCATCGGGATATGATGTAGAGGGAGAACATAAGATTGCTTTATTTCATGGGCCAGTAAATAAATCACAAACTGATATTGGATATACCGTATCTTCAAATTCATTTACAACAGATATGTTTGATGGATTTGATATGGTATTGATGGGTGATATTCATAAAAGACAGATTTTACAAGCATACGAACCTGATAATGGATTACCTGTAATTTCATATTGTGGTTCAATGATTCAACAAAATCATGGTGAGGTTTTAGAAAATCATGGTTATTTACTTTGGGATGTTCCAACAAGAAGTTATGAAGAATTTGATATTCATAATGATTATGGGTTCTTAACTGTCGATGTAGTTGATGGTAAAATTCCACAATGGGTTTATGATGAGGTTGGCACAAAACTTCCAAAGTATCCAAGATTAAGATTAAGGTTTACCAATACCGAACCAAGTGATATGAAACTTCGTATCACCGAATTGAAAAAATTATTTAAGGTTGCAGAAGTTACGGTAACGAGAACAGATACAATCGGTCAATTAAAGACTAATACCAAAGTAAATAAAAATATTGTTGGTGATGTTAAAGATGAAACCTTCCAAAACTCACTTATTAGAGATTACTTAGAAAGACAATACCTTCTAGAATCAGAAGAATTGGATAAGATTGCAGAAATCAACAAAGAGTTAAATACCCAAATAGATAATTCAGATATTGCCGGTAACATTCTTTGGACACCAAAAGAATTCCAATTCTCTAATATGTTCTCTTATGGAGAAGATAATAAAGTAAGATTTGATAAAGCACAAGGTATTGTTGGTATCTTTGCTCCTAATGCTTCAGGTAAATCTTCACTCTTTGATGCATTATCTTTTTGTATCTACGATAAGAACTCAAGAACTCATATTGCTAAGAACATTTTAAACAATCGTAAGAGTACTTTCTATTGTAAGTTTAACTTTGAGATTGATGGAGTGGATTACTTCATTGAACGAACTGCTAAGTATGTTAGAAAACAAACAGCAGTAAAGGTTGATGTCAACTTTTGGTCAGAACAAGGTGGTATTATCACTTCACTCAATGGAGAACAAAGAAGAGAAACCAATGCTAATATTGAAAAGTATTTAGGTAAGTTTGAGGACTTTGTTTTAACTGCACTATCCCTACAAGGAAACAACGCACTCTTTATTGATAAATCACAAACAGAAAGAAAAGAAATCCTTTCTCAATTTATTGGTGTAGATATCTTTGATAAATTATATCAAAAGGCTGCAGATGAGAATCGCGATAATGCAACACTTATCAGAAAATTCAAGTCAGATGATTTTACGACTAAACTTGCCGACATTGAAACTCAACTTAAAACCGACAAAAATGAGTACAAACTCTTAGAATTAAATCAAAAATCTCTGAAGGAGGAAGAAGATTTATTAAACAGACAAATCATTAAACTAAATGAGAAAATTGTAAAGTTAAATGCCGATAGTGGAGTTTCTGTTGATGAATTAGAAGACAGATATTCAATTCTCGTAGAAAAGAAAAAAGAAATTGTTTTATCTAAATCATCTATTCAAGAACGAATTAATCATCGAGAAGAATTACAAATCACTTTGGATGAAATCCTTGACCAATTCGATGAAGAAGATTTAGAAGAAGGGATTGGTAAGTTAAAAGATACAAAAGAAACTTTACGAGATGTAGAATCACAGATAGATAAGATAAAGTTAAAATTAGATTCTTTATATGAAAGGAAAGACCATTTAGATAAACACAAATACAATGAAGATTGTGATATCTGCATGGAAAACTCTCAAACCATCTTAGAACAAAAAGAAAAGGTAGAATCTGGTATTAAAGAACACGAAGTTGAATTTAAATCAGCAGATGAAGAGAGATTGATGGTCAATTTATTAATTGATTCTTTAAAAGGATATGAAGAAGAGTGGGATAAATTTCAAGATGCTAAAGATAAAGAAGATAAACTTGATAGAGAAATTTCTCAACTTATCAACAAGTTATCGACAACCGAAACCGAAGAAATTAGATTAGAAACTCAAATCATTCAACTTGAACAGTTGATTGAAGAGTATTATAAGAACGAAGAGCAGATAAAGAAGAATAAGGAAATTAGAGAAGAAATTACAGGTGTTCGTGATAAACTGAAAATTGTTAAAGATGATTTGAAATCTGTAAATGGTGATATTCTTAAATTGAATGGTAAAATTTCTGCTCTACAAAATCAAAAAGAAACTATTGAGGGTAGAATTGAAGAAGTTAAAGATTTAGAAGAACAATCTAAGTTATTTGATTATTATCTAAATGCTCTTTCCAAAGATGGTGTAAGTTACGAACTCATTGAAAAATCACTTCCAATGATTGAAGGTGAGGTAAATAATATCCTTGCACAAATCGTAGAATTTGGAATGCAATTAGAAATGGATGGTAAGAACATCAATGCCTACTTAGTTTATGGAGACCAAAAATGGTCTTTGGAAATGTGTAGTGGTATGGAACGATTTATTTCTGGTCTTGCAATCCGAGTTGCGTTAATCAATGTATGTAATCTACCAAGACCTAATTTCCTTGTAATTGACGAAGGTTTTGGTACTTTGGATAGTGAGAACCTACAATCTTTATTTATGTTGTTTACATACCTTAAAACTCAGTTTGACTTCGTAATGGTAATTTCACACATCGATTCAATGCGAGATGTAGTAGATGGTCTTATCGAGATTAAGAAAACACCAGAAGGATTTTCACAAGTTAAGTTTTAACTCGTAAAACATTTTGAGGTTTTACACTTTGAGGAGTGGGTTTGTTGATTCTTTGTTTTATCATCGATTCAATTAACCCACTTTTTGTATATCCATGTTCTGCACAATAGTGGTGCAATTCCTCGTATAATTCCTTTTTTATTTGTATTGTCGTATATTTTCCCATAATATATAGAGTTCTATATAATATATATAACTTAATTTTTTAAGGATATATTTATATTGTATAGGAGTTTTATATGGCTATAATAAAAAAATATTCACCTTTTCAAAATTTATCTAACTATCAAACTTTTTTGATAGATACAAATCCTAATTCAAGATATTTTAGAATTACCGAATTTAAAGATACTTTTACAGGTGGTAAAAATGGGTTCTTAATTGAGGGTTCGGAGCATCTAAAAGAAACAACCGAAGTTAAGATTGAAATTCTAGATGTTGAAGGTAATACTATATATTTTGAACCAGGTGAAGGTATACCCGAATACTATGAAGGTCTTTCTAAATTAGTTGCTGTTCATGTTTATGATGATACTCCTATTGGGATAGCAAAAATAACAGTTCTTGGTGAACTTAAAAGTTATGTAGATTCTCAAGGTGTTGTAAGAACAATACCAGATGATTGGAAAGGTGTTTACAATGTTAAGTGGGAAAAAGAATTTAAAGTAAACAAAAATCTTGTAAATGAAGATATTGTTCGTTTTTACAAAAGACCACAAATAACAATTACCGAATTAATAAAACCAATATTTTCAAAAACAATACCAAGTGCTACCGATGTTGTTGAAGTTAGTGGGGTGCCTCAAAATCCACCATTAGATACTAATTTAACAAATTGGAGGGCGGGTACAAATTATAAATTAATTCGTGCAACTGGTTCTTGGGATAGAGATGTTGATGAAAATATAATAACAATTTCTTCGCTTAATTATTCACCAACAATAATTGAAGTTTTAAACGATACTGAAGTTTTAGTTGATGTTCCATATAGTGTAGGTGGTTTAGTCAAATCATTTGTATCACAATCCGCATCAGTAACATATTCTGATTTTAATAACCAAGTAATAGCAGATTCTGCACTAACTGGTTCTTTTGCAAAAATTGATATGTCTCAACTAAAGACTTTTGTTGGAGATGTTGCAAGAGTTAAAATATTTAGAAAATCAAAAAACACTGCAGGTGATTTTCAATTCGTTCAAGAATCAAAATTAGAATCAACAGAATTACTTAGAGATGTAACTACCCAAACTGATAATGAAATATCCTATGGTAATTTTACAGAAACTAATTTATCAACTTATTGGGAAACCTCTTCTAATGACCACCCAACTTCAATTGATTCTTCTTTATTATCTCAAGCTGTAAAAGTTGATTATAATAATGTATTGGGTGGAACACAAAGATTAATAACTTCTGAATCGTTTTCTTTATCAAAAGATGTAGAATATACCCTTTCGTTTAAAACTCTTTTAAATGGTACTGCTACAACGGATAAATACATCAAAGCATACTTTAGTGGTTCTTATACAAATAATTTAGGAAATCCTGCATCATTTACTCAGTCATTTATGACGGTAAGTGGTTCGGCAATATATAATACAAGACAAAATGTATCTCAAAATATTCTTGCAGAACGAGATATAGATGCAAAGTTAGTTTTAGAGTTTAAAGGTGATGATTGGTATGCTTCGAGTATATCTTTGAAAAATGCACAAGAAACATCTTTTTCACCAGATGAATTTATCTTAATACAAGATATACCAAGAAAACTCGCAGCAGAAACTTTTGATTTTAGATTTGAGTTTTATGATATAAATAACAATTATATTCCTGTTGATGTAACCGCAACCGCAACATTTACAGGTGGTAATGATTTTCCATCAAGTGGTAAAATTTTAACTTTTGAATCAGATAGAAATGCATTTAGATTTTCAACTGGTTCGATTGCTAATCCATATAATCAAACAATACAATTTAAAACAACTACACAAAACTTAACTGGTTCAATATTATTTGAATCACAAGCATTTGATGTTGATGGTAATTATTTATCACCAAGTAACTATTCACAATATCCTGGTCTTTTAACAAATATAACTACGGCAGGTGCATTACTAACACTTAACAATTTTACAGGTTCATATAGTGGAGTCGGAACTCCACCTTATGTTGGTTCTATTGTTTATACTGCCTCGTTAGAAACCTTACAAGAATTTGAAACTGTATATCGTTTAGAAGATGGTGATAACGCACCAGCATTGATTGTAACTTCAAATGCAAATCAGTTTATTTATGAACCAAGTAAACTTATACCAAAACCAAGTGGTCAAGCAATTACAGTTCGTGCACAAAGAAAAAATCTTGCATCACTAATTACACCAATAGAGGTTAATAGTGGTAGTAACTTACCTCCATTAACGTATGTAAGTACAACAAATGGAGTTGATACTTATACAATTTCTGCAACTGAATTTTCTCAATCATTTGCTGCAAATAATTTTGATGAAGTAACTTATTCATTTACGGGTTCGGATGTATTTGGAAATAATCAAACTGATGAGATTACACTTTCAAAAGTTGTTAATTTTGATGCGGTTTCTTTTGTTCTATCAAATGAATCAACTTCATTTCCAGCGAATTCAATTGGGGTAGTAACAGGTGGATTTAGTGCATCAAGTGGTTCGGTTAGAATGTTTATTGGTAGTAATGAAATTCCATTTGATGATTCTTTATCAAAGAATACATTTGAAATCACCAACTTACAAGGAACAAATTGTACTCCAAATGGAGGACAAGGTTCAGACCCAACTACTAATGAATATGGTATAACAGCAATGAGTGCAGATGAAGCAGCTCTTGCGGTAACAGTAACTTACAAGGCAGGTGATAATTCTACAACTCAATCATTTGATAAATTAGTAACTTATAATAAGGCCAAAAAAGCACAACCAAGTATTACTTTTAGTGTAACTCCACAGGCTCAAACTGTATCTGCTAAATCTACTGGTGGTTTAATTGGAACAATAACCGATGTGCAGGTTCTTGGATTTGAAGGAAATACGACTTTAACTTATAATCAAGGTACTCTTTCTCCAGGACAATATAAAATCACAGATGTAACTGGTGTAACTGCCTCAGATACAACTCCAAGTACATCTACAATTGATATAACAACTTTTAGTGGAGATGATGTAACTGGTACTGCTACTATTGAATATCGAGATAGTGAAGGTACAAGTGGAACATCTAGTATTAAATTTAGTTTATCAAAAGCCAAAAAAGCTGCACCAAGTGTATTAACAAAAATATCACCATCAACTCAAACAATTAACTCAAGTTCGGCTGGATTTGAAACTCCACAAAATGTAGAAGTAATTGTATTAGAGGGGGGTGTAGAATATACCTATGATGATTCACTATCAAGTGGTGGTGATTCAAATGCTCAGAAATTTAGAATTATAGATATAGTATCTGGTTCACAAGTTGGTACAAGTCAATTTATTACACCAACAACACAATCAATAGCAACTTATAGTGGTACTAATGGTAATGTAACCATGTCCTATGTTGATTCGGAAGGTACTTATGTACAAAATAAAGTAGCAAGATTTGATGTATCGGTTTCTAAGACGGGTGTTGATGGTGACCCTGCTAAAGCAGTTCATTTAAAAACAGATAAATTCATAATCTTATATGATGAATATGGAAATGTAAGTGGTTCTAGTATAATTGGATTAACAGGTTCTGCACAAGGATATGATACTCCTGAATATGAGTTTAGACAAAATGATAATATTATCCGGGCATTTAGTACAATCAATACAATGGAAGTTCCAACCGATGGTGGGTCTTTACCCTCAAAAGATGGAACTGCATTTTTTGAAGTAAGAACACGAGAACAAGGTGAATCTTATACAAATGTAGATGATGAAGTAGAGGTATATGGTGTTGGTAAAGGAAGAAATTATTTAATATTTTTAACAAATGAAACACATAATTTCCCTGCAGATGAATTTGGTAATCCAAAACCTGGTGCATTAGAAGCGGGTAGCACAGAAGTAAGATTTTATAAAATGGTAAACGATGTTTTAACAAAGTTTACTTATGACGGAACTGCACCATATGGAGCTAACACATACAGAACAGGTTCAATTGACCCTGGTGATTATGAAAATATTACAGCATCTGGCTCATCGGTTGGTGATGATTTTAAATTAACACCCACATCAGTTTCTTCAAATTTAGGTGGTTTTGAAATCCATCTTATCGATAATTCAGATTCAACTAATGCAGAATTTGATAGACAATTCACTTTTTCAATAAATGAAGATGGAATTAAAAATAAAGATTTAGAAATTAAAATAAGTGATGGTGGTAATTTTATTAAACCAGAATCAGGTTCTGTTTGGTCACCGAGTGTATTACAAATTGAAGGTGTTAAGCAAAATATCACAGGTTCGGTAAATTGGACTGCTGGATTTGATTTATATGACCAAGCAACTGGTGGTTCTACTACAACAACTGGTGATATTGTTTACGCAAGATATTCAGATTTTGAAAGTTCTTTTAATAGTGGAACAGTAAACTTTCCAATAACTGCATCGGTAACAAATAGTGAAAATTCCTTTGTATATACAGATTCGGATTCAATAAAAGTTTTACAAAATGGTAGTTCTGCTATAACGGTTGATGTAAGTAATCCTGTCGAAGATGTGAGTTCTACAAACGGTGGTTTTGTAGATGATTATACTGATACGGGTACAGATATTCAAGTATTTCAAGGAGCAGATTTATTAACATTCACAACTGGTACGGCAGGAAATGGTGAATATACAGTTTCTACTTCTATTAGTCCAGCTTCAGGAATCCAACTTGGTACTATTAGTGGTAATGGTACAACAACTTTTACTATTAGTGACCATGATGATATAGACCAAGATGAAGATAAAGTTACCATTACTTATTCAATATCTGGTAAAAGATTTGATGGTAGTTCATTTACTACATCAGCTAAACAAAAAATATTTAAAGTAAAAGATGGACCTGCAGGTATTAGTGCATTTTCAATTGAATTAGTACCACCATCACAAGAAGTAATTATTGATATACAAGATAACATTACTACACCAGATACTTTTGCAGTACAAGTATTTGATACTTCTGGCAACTATTCTTATGATGCAGCTTTATCTACTGGTGCTACTTTTTATATAGATACTTTAGCACAATCTAATACGGGCACAACCCCAACCAATTCATCAGGAACAATTACTCCTGGAACTCCTAGTAACGCAAATGGAAGTAATGTAACTTTTAATGTTTATGTAAAAGGTAGAGATGGTAATACTTCGTCTGCAATTTCTAAAACTCATAAGATTAATGTAGTTGCTGATGGTTCAACTGGTCCTGGTATTGTTTTCACAGGCGAGTGGGATACTGATAGAATTTATCAATATGATTTATCAAATGGTAGGAGAGATGCGGTACTTTATGATGGTGTTTATTACGCAACTTTACAACAAGCAGGGACTTCGATTGGTACTCCTGATACCGAATCAACTTATTGGGAAAGTTTGGGTACTGATTCGTTTTTTGTTGCAGCTGAAATCGGTATTTTTAAACAATCTTATGTTCAAAATACTTTAAACATTGGTACAACATCAAGAACTGTATCTGCTGCAAATATTACACTTCATGGTGCCGACCAATATCCATACTTTTCATTAGGTCAGTCGGCGGATACTGGTTCTCAAGGATATGCAGTAGGAAGTGGTATTTTTATTGGTCGAGATACTGATGGAGATTATAAGGCATCGTTTGAATCTGCTGGTTCAAATTATTTAAAATGGGATGGTGGAAAGTTACTAATTCAAGGGGATATCGACGCAACAAGTATTTCTGCAGATTCTGGTTCTATTGGTGGCTGGACATTAGCTACAAGTTATTTAGATGGTGATAGTATTAGACTTGAAAAAGGTGGAAATATCACGGTTGGTTCTTCTAATAATGTTGTAAGGTTATCTTCAACTGATTCAACTTATAGAATATGGGCTGGGAATGCAACTGCAGCTAATGCAAATTTTAAAGTAACAACTGGTGGTGCTTTAACAGCAACTTCTGCAGATATAACTGGTGTAATTAACGCTACAAGTGGTAATTTTACTGGGTTTGTAACTGCAGGTACTAGTCCTCAAATGAAATTCGGTGTTGGCGTTGCAACGGGTAAAAATGGTATTCATATTGATGCAAATGATTATTGGTACTCTGATGGAAATTTCTCATTTGGAAATGGGGGTATAACTTGGAATAGTAGTACTTCTACTTTAAATATCGCAGGTAGTGTAAATATTGGTAGTACTTCTGCATCTACTATTGAAGATAAAGCCAATAATGCACTTATTAGTGGTTCAGCTGCTAAAGATATTAATGATAATACTACTACTATTAGTGGTGGTAAGATTACTACCGATTCTCTTAGTGCAAATCAAATTT